CATGGGCTTCGGCAGGAACTTACCCGAAAGAATCAACTCGGTCATGGCAGGCTCAATATCGCCAAGAAGATCGATATCGATGGTCATGTCCTGGTTGTCATGGTAGGTTGCATTCAGGCTGTCGCCGAGGGTAGTTTCCCAGATTTCATCAAAGGTCTCAGTCGTGCCGTCCCATTGGTTACGAACAATGGTCGCCTGAATCAGCTGACGAAACACTTCATCCGACAGGGTGGCGGGTTGACCGGGAATCAGCGAGGAGGAGAACCGACGGCTTGCGCCGACGATGCTTCCTACGACGTCGAGCTGAGCGCCAACGGCATCCTTGATGTAGAACGCACGAGGCATGTCCTTCATAACCCCGTGCGCTCCGTCGATTTTATCCAAGATCGCGGTCAGGTGCGCCATGAAGCGCGGCCGCGTCTTATGCTGTGATTCGATACCGTCAAGGTATCTCTGAATATCAGGTTCTGCCACGATGCGCACCTCCCATCAAGTGACGTTCACGGTGATCATGGACAGGTTTCCTTTTGCAACCTCGTCATAGGCGATGACAACGTCATCACTGCTGAGCGCTTCACCGTGCCTGGCAGCGGTAACGCTGGACACAGAGAACGTCGGGGTGCGAGGATCAGAAACCACCTGCTGTGCCACAAACCAGATGATGGAAGTAGTAAGGTCGGTTCCGATGGAGAAGGTGTCCAGATAGTTCACGATGGCGGCTTTGATGTCATCCGGCGTGGAAGCGGCATAGCCTGCGCGCTGGGTGATGTTGATTTCGATGTCGATTTCAACGTAGGTCAGACGGGAGAATTTAATCTCTATCGGCTGGCCGCTGCTGTCGGAAATGGTGTGACTGGTATTTCCGTAAGTACCGCAGCCGAGGCCTTTCCTCCTGCGGATGGTTTCGGCCACTTCATCGTCTGTGCCGCCTTCAACGATACAGCATACATGACTGGGAGGAATCCCCTTATCATCTGCTTCGGTCTTATCGTTCTCGTAGACCTCGACGCGCGACACATCATCGATAGACTGCAACGCGCCCTTCAGGCCATCGAGAATCGACTGCGACGGCTGCGCGGTGCTGTATTCCTGTCTTGCTCTGAGGCTGGCATCGGTCTCGGTGACCGTACCGATGGTTGCTTCTTCGTTGTTGGTGACGGCATCCCAACCGAGGGTCGGCGTGAGAATGCGGGTTACGGTATCCGTTGCAACCTGAACCAGACCCATTTCCCGGCAGACTGCCTCTGCATCTACCGTTCCGTCGTCGCCGATGATGACGGTGGCAGGCAAGTCCCATACATGGCCGTTGACGTCAGCGACTACGCCGCTTTTGACCGTGGTGCCGGCAGCGCCGGTGAGCGTTACAACGACGGTGGAACGTGTACCCTGTTTGCGCTCGATACCGTTGATGGCAACGACGTAGTCAAGGCCGGTTCCCATGGCGGTTACGGGGGAACGGGAATGGTACACGATTTCGCCGGTCTGGTAGGCATCGTAAATCTTCTCGGCAATCTTGGAGAGCATCTGGTAGTCCTGCGAATCGTTGCCGAGATAAACGCCGCTGCCGTAGATAGTCTGCATATCGTTGACGAGGGCTTCCAGAATATCATTGTAGGTCGGGTAATGATATCCGCTGCCGTCGATATAGGGCTTAAAGTAACTCATGCATTTACCTCCGCTACGGTGGTTCCGTAGATGGTCTGTACTTTGCACTGGAAATGGTATCGCCGGTTCTGAATGGTGGAATTGACCTCAGAAACGCTGATAACACCCACGGTGTCCATGATGCGGTTGATGACCATGAGGTCCATAGCATCCTGTTTCTTCTTGGTGGCGCCTGCTCCTATCATTTCCGTGTAGTAAGGCAGGGCGTGAGGATCTCCTTCCCACCATTCACCCTCCACTGCAGAAAGGCGAGTTTTGAGCACCTGCGCCATGGCAGGCAGGCCTGAGATAAAATCTCTGTCGCCATGGCCGAAAATCATATCGCCGTTTTCATCGAGGGCGCGATATTTCAACTGCGTTTCATACTGCGCTTTCATAAGGCTGCACCTCCTGCTGGTTACGAAGAATAGGTGTGACCGTTGATCTTCACTGTGCCGAAGATGTTGACTGTAGAGCCGGATATGCTTACACCGGCGGTGCCATCATCATTCTGCAAGCGCACACCTTTGGAAGGAATGCTGGGCTTGCGCTTCTGGCTCCAGCAGCCAAGGATTGCAAAACCGTCGGAAAGATCGTGTCTCCTGCTGTCTGCTTGGGACTGTACATCCCCGGACTGCCACCATGAATCTATACAAGCGTCTGCGAATACGACTAAGCATTCATCGCCCTTTGCGGGGGCGAAAACGAGACTGTAGCCGCCTGCGCGGGGCATGACCACGGGAACATCAACCAGAAGAGGAATTTCGACTTCTGTTTCAGTTCCGCCCATGGAGATCTTCTCGCGAAGAGCAAGCTGTACTGAAACCGTCTGCTGGTCGGCATCCCAAGCCTGCACAATGCCAGGCATTGCTACGCGCATGTCAAATTCAACACGCTCAGCAACGGCATTGAGCAGCTGCGCCAAGCCGCCCAAACGTTCATCGACAGTACGCACAGAACATCACCTCCAAGGATTCGTAGCGCCATCTTTCAGGCCGGTCGGTTTGGTTCCTGTCTGGGAAATAGCATCGAAGGAACAGTACCAAGTATCGCCGTGGGTGTCTCCTTCATAGACGAGCTTGACGATACGATAAACGCCGTCGGCGTTGACGTCGGCGGCAGAAGTTGCGCCCTCTGCAACCTGCTTTTGCTGCACGAGGCGCTGATTGATATAAACCAGAGTATTGAGTTTGATCGAAGGATTGATAAGGCACTGGCCGCTGACACCGTCGTCAGTCTGGCTCGGCATGCCGATCAGACCTGTGGCGGGGTTGAGCTCTACAGCGGTCTTGTCGTCGTAGTCACTGGCTGCGACGATGTGCAAAACACCGTCTTCTACGAACATCTGGCTCTGGTTGCCTTTTGCGATCTTACGGATGTAGTCAGCAGCCTTGCCAAACAGCACCCGGGCGCGGGGAAGCTGAGTTTGCGAGAGAGCTTCGGTGATGATTCCCTTGGTGATGCTTTTATCCATGCAAGCTTCGACGATGTCAGCCTGAGTGGCAGACTTGCCGACGGTCTTGATGGTAAAGGAGCTGTTCAGGTACACATCGCCATCCTGTACGATCAGGACGAGCGCAATATCCGTGCCGCCTTCCTTCTGGATCAGAGGCTGTACGATCTGGCCAGTGAAGATCATACCGTAATTGCCGTTCTCATAACCAGCTTCGAGGATTACAGTATCGCCAGCCTTGACCGCGTTGATCGTAGCCTGAGAAGGATTGTAGACAGTAATCTGGGAGTAATTCGGAGTATCCGTGGTGCTCTTTTCGCAGTAGAACATACACCGCAGCTTGGAAATATCAATGGTGCTGGTTTCAACAACGGAGACGGTGTCCTCTTGTGTAGTGGTAGTCGTATTGGTTGTGGCAGTCGGTTCACCTTCGCCAGTCACTTTCACGTACTTGCCACTCATATAGGCCTTGCCATCTTCGCCCTTGTCGTAGCCGATGATATACCAGCCGCTTTCCTTGCCGTAGATCGTGAGCTCGGTATTCTTCTTCAGAGTGCCGTAACTCTTATACCGGGTGGAAGGACCTTTGCGTACATTGACCTTGCCGCCGGTGACTTTGCCCTTCTGCGTGACAGGCTCGGCAGGAGTCGTATCGGTGGTTACAGTTTCCGTGACGAATGTGAGGGAGCTTTCCTCCTTGCTCATAATCAACAAGCGATACTTCCTCAAATACTGCTTGTAATCAGTTGCAACGCTCATCCTACGTCCTCACTTCCCCAGACCAATACGAAGTCTGTACCGAGATCAAAGCGCCCAGGGCGGTCACTGGCGGTCTTATCGGTCATGGGGAGAATCACAGCCGTTCCGAGGCCGAGATACTGAAATTGCCTGAGCAGATCAGCAGCCGGGTATTCTCCGGTGACGAGAGGAACGTTGGAAATCAGCATTTCGGATGTGTTGCCGTCGGTAATATCCATGTGCCAGAAAGCACCTTCGGTGTTATACCTCAAGCGAATCACAAGGGGGATATTTTCATCGTTGACACCGACGGTGACGCGGAACTCCTGATCGGGAGCACTGTCAAGCGGGATTTCATGCCATGCCATATGATTCTATCCCTCCTAAATTCCGAGTGCATTGGCGATCTTCTTCAGCACAGAAGAAGAGGGCTCTGATGTTGCCTTGGTGGTTTTCGTGGTCGTGGAGGTTTTCGCAGTCGCATCCCCGGAGCTTTTCTTTTCGGAAGTCTCGGTCGTGGATGTCTTGGAACTCGTGACCGTTTCCTGCACCGTAACGGTAGATACAGAAACCACATGAACCTGCTGGAAGTAGATCGACGCGCGCAGGGCGTACATGGTTTTGTAATCGTCCGGAGCGCTGATGGAAGTAATGAGCATGTTCTGATAGGTCTTCAGGCGAGTAATCAGCGTAAACGGCTCCCTGAGCTCCATGATGGCGCGCAGCTGGGAATAGGCGTTCACAGACCGGCTTGCACCGCCGGAAACGCCTGCGGCCGCATCGGTCATGCCGATTTCAACGCTTACTTCGTCAGGTTCCATGTAGGCGTGATCGCTGATGGACGCGCCGCTTTGAACCGGGTGCTGCGTTACCGTAGCGTTTGCGGAATGGTCGGTGTTGAATACGGCATCGAAGATAAAGTTCCCGAAGGTCGGGCTGATGATCATAGTCGCTGTGGTTTCCACACATTCACCTCCTGTCAGATAACATAAAAAGCTCCACCCGACGTATCGAGTGGAGCTGATTGGTAATTGCTATTATTCTGCGTTGAAATGGACGATTACGTTTACATTCTCACCTACACGCTTGTAGGTTTCAGAGTTGACGAGATAGAGAGTAAACTCGATCTCCTCAATTTCTTCGTAGGTGCTGATTTCTGCATCAGTCAGATTGATGTTAAAGTTGCTTTTCTGCTTTTTACCGGCAGAAGTACTGCTGATTCCCATATTCCAAACGTCCCATCCATTTACGCTGCAAGCAGCAGTCGACAAACTTACGGGTACATCGGAATCATTGATGACTACAGCCTCCAGATCAAGGAATACGCTATCTGTACCGTAAACCCTATACTCGCCGGTAAGATAAACCTGAACACCATCCGCTTCAAAGATAACCAGTTTTTCAGATGCAACCAATTCTCGCTTAGTAAGCTCATTTCTTGCGGCGCTGATGATTTCGTGGAGTTCTTCTGAGGTCATGGCAGAATAGTCCAAACCTTCAGCGAAGGAGAAAGCCGTGGTGCATACAAGCAGCAGCACCAAGAAAAGGGAAAACATCTTCTTCATAGTTACCGTCCTTCTTTCCTCAAATTATGCTCTTGCACATAGGTTATTATACTGTAAACAGATGGATTATGCAAGCGCAGACTTGATGTTCCGCAGAACAATACGCTCCTGGTTCTTCGCAACGTTGTTGGCAATGCTCTGCGCATTGGTGCCGTGAACGTGGATGGTAGCATTAGAGGATACCTGCGTGTTGTTATTGACGGTGTTGGTGCTATTGCCGCCGGTGGTGGCATAGACCGGGGTAACGTTTCTGTCCGCACTGCCGCCCAGCGCCGACGCTGCTTCCTTGGTAGACTGGACAGTCATGCCCAGTTCAGCTGCAGCGGACCGCAGCAGTGAAACAGCGCGAGAAGGCTTGGTTACGGGGATGACATACTCAGCGCCATCCTCACCGATCTTCGCATCGGTTTCGCGATCAACGCGGCCACCGAAGCTGAACGCTTTCTTTGCGGACACGGTAACGCTGATGGTACGCGGGATGCTTGCCAGGGAGTTCTTGATGTTGTTTACCTGAGAAATCACGCTGGAAGCCGCGGTGTTGAAGGTGCTGGTCATGCTGTTCGCCAGAGCAGTGAACGTAGACTGTACTTCGGTGGGCAGGTTCTTGATGGCGTTGGTGATACCGTTTGCCAGTTTCTTTGCCTCAGATACGATGGTGTTGAACGAAGTGGTCATGCCGCTGGCGGTGTTCACGGACTCGGTTTTCATCGTGGACATCATCGTGGTCGCATCTGTCAGGCTGGTGTTTGCCTGCGTGACTGCGTTGCTGATGACCATCTGAATTGCGGCCATTACGGTGGTGATGGTCGTTTGCAGATCGGTGAAAGCCGTAGTTGCTGTGGTCGTGCCATTGACAATGGGTTCGGAGATTGCGGTCTCAACGTCGGTGAAACTGTCAGTTACTGCGGAGGCGACTTCGCCAGCGGCGGTAGAGACTTCGGACTGAGCAGTGTTCTTTG